TGGCGCCCGCGGGCCATCGTCATCGAGATGCCGCGCAGCATCAAGCTCGGCCCAGGCCTGGACCTGCCGGCCCTTACCGGGACTGCCGTCGCTCCGGTGACGCTCAAGCTCGACTGACCGCCCGCCAAACAAACATGCCCTCAATCCGCACCGCCCGGTGCTGCCGCACGTAGACCTCGGCGCGGGCTTTGTCTGGGCCTAGCCGGGCCTCGAAGCCGTCATCGTGCGTCACCAGCCAGCCGACCAGCACCGGCGCGCGGTCTGAGCGCGCCGGGCTTCCCGACTGCTGCCCGGTGGCGGTGTCGATGGGGGTCACGCCAGCCCCAGCGCAGCCCGAGCTGCGGCGTGATTCTGCCCCCAGGTGGCAGGGTGTGGCTTGCCGGGCCGCCAGGTGCGGATGTAGACCTCCCACGCGGCCCCAGGGTCACGCACAGACGGCAGCGACATCGGATCCGTCCACAGCAGAAGCCGGCCGGCGGCGAAGGCCAGCACGTCGTCATACTGAATCGCCTGCCACAGCGCGCCGGCCGTTGGCTTTGTCCTACAGACCCGGCACACCCAGCGCATCAGGTCGCGGCTGGCTTCGTGCTCGAGCACTCCGGTACAGCCGCCGCCCTTCTCGAATTGGAGCAAGCCAGCAGCAGGCCCGGTAGGCTTCGGCGGGCTGCCGACGAGTTGCCGGCGGTGCAGCAGGCGGGATTCCTGAAGGCCGATGCTGAGCAGCATGACGCGCGCTCTGTCCGTGTCCATGCCGCGCGGCAGCAGGTCCAGCGCGGGGGCCAGGACGGCGCCGACGAATCCGGGCTGGATCACTTGCGCGTCACCTTGATCGAGCAATCGCCGCCCGTCTCGACAGTGCCGGCGGGCGCGTCGGCTCCGACCTGCAGCAACACGGTTCGCACGGTTGTGGTGAACGTGGACACCAGCGTGCACATGATGCTGGTGCCGCCAGGCGGCGCGGCCAGATCAGGCGGCGCGGGCTGCGTCGGCACGGTCGAGCAGCCGGCCAGCAGGCAACTGACAAGGATTGCTTGACGGTTCATATCCCAACCCCCATGCCGCGCCGGTCGTGGTGCGTCGCGCGCGACTTGCGGATGATCTTCACCGCCGTCCCGACGCCGTAGATGCACAGCCCAATCTGCGCCATCAGAATCTCGGGCGGCGTGTACGGGTGCGCGATCTTCTCGGGGATTCTCAAGATGCACGCGATGGCCACCACCGACAGGCCAACGCACTGCATCAGGCTGTCGTCGAAATGCTTGGAGAACACGCCCCAGGTCGCAAGGCCCCCGGTGATGATGAGACAGACCAGCGACAGGATGCCCAGCGGGTAGTCCATCATGGCAGCCACCTCGACAGCAGTTTGTCCAGCACCTTCTGGGGGTCGAGTAGCTGCAGCACCTCGAAGCACTTGGCCGCGACAGCCATGCCGAACAGGCCAATCAAGAACCCCGTCAAGCCGGCGTCCGTGCCCATCATGGCCGCCAGATACCCGGTGCCGTAGTAGCTGGCACCCGCGCCACCAATCAGGGCAGTGACCCGCTGCGGCCAGGTGCCCTTGATCCAGCCGAGCGCCACGAGCGCGCCGACCGTGCCGGGGATGACTTTCAGCACCTCGGGGTGCACCTGATTCGGCTCGGTCATGGCTTGGGCTCCGCCTGCCTCAATCCCGGCGGCAACTGCTGGCGCTGGCGCTCGGACTCGTAGGACTTGAAGCAGTGATCGCGCTCCCAGAAAAACAGCAGGTCGACCACGGCAACGCCGATGACCCCCGCCCTGCGCCCGCGCAGGCTCATCCGCCACAGCCGGCTGGACACCGACTCGTCCGGCCACCCGCCGAGCGCCGCGTTCAGCAGCTGCGTGAGCGACACGCCCAGGTGCCGCAGGTACATCCTCAGGGCCATTCGATCGCCTCCAGTTCCTCGGCCGTGGCAGCCGCCTCGATTGCGTCGCGCAGGGCGCGCGCGATGGTGTGCGCCGTGGCTACGTGCGTGCCGAGCGCCAGGCCTACCGCGATCATGTCGGCGCCGCTCAGCGTGCGGACGGTGTTGTCCTGCAGCGTCCAGTCGATGGCGAATGGCTGCTCAGCGGCTGCCGCGAGCACGGCCATCTGCACGGCGCCGATGATCCGCGCCTGCGACATCTCGTCGCTGTCGAAAGCCGAGCCGTCCCAGGCGAAGCCGCCGAACTCGGAGGCGGCGCGTTGCACCTTCACCTGCGACCAGCGCGCGAGCCTCAGCGCGGCCAGCGTCGGCGATGCCACCCAGCGCTCGATTTCTTCGTCCCATGCCCAGGTCTGCAGGTCGGTGTCATCCGGCGCCGGTGGCTGGTAGCCGACCAGCGGGGGATACCAAGGCAGCGGCAAGCCGAAGTCGTCGGTGGGCAGCGGGTCTGGCGGCACAGTCTCGATGTCGACGCGCTGGCTCAGCGGGTCCACGCTGCCGTCGTCGAGCAGCACGCCGTGCCCGGCGGGCGCGTTCACGGCCGCTACACCCCGTGTGCCGACGAACTGCCGCGTCAACATCACGCCGGTGTCAAGGTCGTAGAAGCGCCAGCGCTGCATGCTCACCTCTTGATGACCGCGGCGCTGACCCACGGGTCGCGCGAGACGATGGTGCAGGCCGCGCCCGACAGGTTGGTCACCTGCACATCGATGGCGACACGGATGCGCCGGCCGGCCGGCACGACCACCTGCTGCGTGCGCGCGTGCTGGAACCTGGCGACGCCGCTGGCGGCGATGTCGGGCACCGGCTTTTCGTAGTTGGCCTCGCCGCGCTCGGCCACGAACGACCACGATCCGGAATAACTCTCCTCCTGGATCGTCAGCCGCGCGCGGTCCACGCGCGTGGTTCCGGTGCCGTTGGTGTTGGTGACGGTGAAATTGGCAGCGCCTCCGACCTCTACCGTGACATCGAAGCCGAGCGTGTTCTCCCAATAGAAGGCCACCGGGGTCTGGCTGCCGCCGGCACCGGCGCCCAACGTCGTGCTGACGGTGGTGTCGCTGTCGCCGGCTAGCTCCGTTGCGGCGTTGTCCGCCAGCTGCGGCGTGTCCACCGACCGGGACAGAATGTCGTCTTCGCGCGGCGCGTGCCCGGTCAGCACCGTGCCGGGCTGGAACTGCGCGGCGTCGATGTCCATGGTGGCCAGCGTCACCGAGCCGTTGTCTTCCATCCAGATGTAGGCGCGGGCATAGGCGGCGGTGGCTGGGGCATCAGCGCTCAGCGAAAACCTCGTGAGCGTCGCGGTAGGCGTGAACAGGGACGAGGCACCGCTGATGAATGAAACACTGGCGTCATACCAGTCGATGTACAGGCGCAGCTTCGGCGTGCCGGCGGAGATTGAGCCCCACACAGACAGAATGTACGGCTGCCCGCCGGAAACAACGACGGCTTGGTACGCGCCAATGCGGTCGCCGGTTCCGGTGCCGAGCCCGCTGCCGCTGAAGCGTTGCTTGTAGGTGCCGTGGATCGCGCCGCTGTTGATTTGCGAGTAGGTGATGGTGCCCGTTGTTCCAGCGCTGTACGCGGTCCACGAGTCGGCCAGGCCATCGGCGTCAATGTCGGCCTCGAAGCTGCTGTTGCGCAGCAGGTTGCCGCCTGCGTCGACGCTCAGCGCGCCGTCCACCGTGTGCGAGAACCACGCCCAGGGCCCGGCCTGCCCCAAGCCGTTGATCGCGCGGACACCCATCGTCAGGATGTCGCCGTGGTTCGGCCCGACGACATAGGCGCTGGTGCTGTCGCCCGGCACGCTCACCACCTCGTAGGGGCCGCCGGGCCGGCGCCAGATCACCTCTATGCGGCCGGAGCCGTCGGTGACGTAGGCATCTGTGACCGCATCCCAGGACACCAGCACGCGCGGCACGATCGCGCTGCCGGTGCTGTGCAGCACCGTGGTGCTGTCGCTCAGCGCCGATATGCCCGTCAGCGCTGCCACCACCCACGGGCTCGGCAGGCCGGTGTTTGGCGCCGGGTCTGCGGTTGCCGCGTCGGCCAGGTCATACACCGCGGCGGCGTCCTCCTGCAGCGTCAGGACCACCGCCGAGCGCAGGCCGAACTGCCAGTCCGTGACGCGGAAGGTCTTGCTGCTGAAGCCGTACTCGGCGCTGGTGACGGTGACGCGGTCGCCCACCTGCAGCGGCCAGGCGCGCAGCTTGGCCGGGTAGCGGATCACCAGGCCGTCTCGGTTGCGCTCGGTGAAGATGCGCGCCAGGTTGCGCGCTCGCGCCTTGCTGTCGGTCCATGGCAGCGCGACGTCGGACCACAGCTCCTCGCCGTCGGCCGTCACGAAGGCGCTGTTCTGGTACGGGTCGAAGTCGCTGGGCGTGCCGCGGCCGGCGGCGATGTACTGGCCGCGCAGGCTGTTGAACAGCTGGTCCTGCGGCGCACCGGCCTGCACGATCTCGATCTGGCCGTGCAGGTCGTCGTCGGTCAGCGTCATCACGCTGGCGGTCCACGCACCGGCGAGGATGCCCCAGGACGCGCCGTAGACCGCATAGCCGGCCATCGACTCGCACAGATCCTCGAGCACGCCCTCGCGCCCGCTGTCGGCCACGAAGGCGCCATGCGCGGTGTACGTGGCGTAGTCGTACCAGGTGCCGGTGTGCGTGCCGCTGCCCGCGGTGGTGATGTTGATGGCTGTCCCGGCCTTGGCATTGGCCAGGCTGGTGGCGAACTTGAACACCTTGCGATCCGTGGTCTCGATCACGTAGTAGGTGGTCGCGGTCGCCAGCGGCGCCGGCAACGTGCCGGAGGTCGTGAACCGCACGCCGTCGCCGGTGGTCCACCAGCGCTCGCTGGCGAAGGTCAGCTGGTCCGTGGTGGTGCCCGCGGTGAAGGTGGCCGCGTGCGACTGCGAAGCGGCCAGGCTGCGCGCGTCGCAGGCATTGGCCGCAGCGTTGCACAGCGCGGTGTCGATCTCGGCCGCCGCCGCCTCGAAGCCCCACGGCTGGGTGAGGAAGTCGCGGATGATCAGTGCGTTGTTGCTGCTGTAGCCGGTGGTCGACGTGCGCGTGTCGAGGATGGGCTTGCCACTCCCCAGCATGGTGATCTGCGGCGGGCCGCCCTGGAAGCGCGTCTCCTCCAGGTCGAGCGTCACCACGCTGTAGGCCAGGCCGCGTAGCCGGTGGTTGCTGGTCCACTGCGACGGCACCACGCTGTTCAGGTAGGTGTCGACGGTCTGCCCGGCGGTGCCCAGGTGGTGCGAGGCGCGCACCCTGGCGGCGTTCGTGGCCACGGTGTAGTTCACCGTGGCCCCTGGGTCTCCGCTGATGCGCGTGTTGCCGATGCTCAGCGTCACCGACACCTCGGCGTAGGTGGAGTCCAGCCCGGCGCCGCTGCTGAGGTAGGCGTTCAGCACGCTGGCCACCGCCGGTGAAACGTCGACATACCCGCCGCCGCCAATGGTGGCGGTGCGCGTCGCCGGCTTGTTGGAGGCGAAGAACTCGCCGCCGGTGGTCCACCCGCTGCCGTCGAGCGTGCCCAGCGGGATGCCGTCGATGAACAGCTCGTGGATCGCTGTCAGTTCGTGCGCGGCCCACACGATGACCAGGTGCTTGTAGGCGTCGGCCTTGGTGTAGCTGCTGCCGTTGTCGCGCACGCCGGTCTTGTCGCTGGTGAAGATGGCGACGATGTCGCCGCCCACCGGCCCGGGGCGGCCGTAGACGATGCGCCACGGCGGGTTGGCCTGCAGCAGCGTCACGTTTCGGTCCTGCAGGCCGGCGTTGTACTCGGCGCGCTGCCTGGCGGCAGCCTTGCGCGCCTTGCGGCGGCCGGCGGCGGCGCCGTAGACGTTGACGGCGATGGCGCCGATGCCGAGCACCTGGCCGACAGTCAGCGCTGCGGCCGCGGTGCCTATCGCGCCCCACGCCGACGCGAGTGCAGCGCCGATGCTCAAGGGGTCGGCCCAGGCTGCGGCGGGCAGCAGCGCCAGCAGCAGGGCGGCGGCTCTCAGCATCGCCCGACCCTCCATGCCAGGGACGCCTCGCCCATCGGCACGTGCGCCAGCCCATCCAGGCGCAGCACTGCGGCAAGCCTGCCGGTGCAGATGCCCACCGCCTGCGCGCTGCCTTCGCGCACGGCCACCACGTCGCCCACCTGCGCGAGCTCGGCGGCGAACGGCGCCAGGCCAAGCTGCAGCGTCACGGCATCGGCCAGGCTGGCACCCATGCGCGAGTGCAGCCTCAGTGCCGCGGCGGCGCTGCCCGTTGCCGGCAGGCCAGCCATCGGCTGCAGGCCGCTGGCGCGCCGCACCCATTCGGCGGCGAAGGTGCAGCAGTTCCACGCGGCCCAGTCGAAGGGGCGGGCCTGCACCTCGGCCAGGTAGGCGTCGAGCATGGCAGCGCGGCTCATACCTTCTGGAAGCGCTTGCTCAGCCACAGGCTCGGCTGCTCGATGAGCGTCTGCACGTACTCCAGCCCCAGGTCGCCCGGGTATCGCTGCAGCTGCTGCGCGTGGCTCAGGCGCAGGCCCGCCGGGTTGCGCGCCCTGGCCATGCCGGCGCGGGCGCACGGCAGTTCGATCCTGCCGGTAGCGCCGCCGCCAGCCGGATCGCCGGGTGTGCGCGCCACCTTGACCGGCTGCATGGTCCCGGACCAGCGCAGCACCGGCGCGCCGGCAGGCTGGAAGGCCTCGTCGAACAGCTGAAGGTACAGCCGCACGGCACGCCCGCGGTAGTTCTCGACGTTGCCCAGCGTGGCGGCCAGCAGGGCGGTATTGACCAGCGCGAAGGACAGCGTCACCTGCTCGGCGCCGGTGTTCTCGCTTTCGCTCACGTCCGACACGGTGGCCAGGTCGCCGAGGCCCAGGTACGTGCTGCCGCCGATGGTGAAGGTCTGCGGCGCGGTGGTGTAGTACAGCGTGCTCGGCAGGAAGTCGAGCTGCACCAGCCAGGCGATGCCGCGCACCGCCGCTGCGATGCGCGCCGATGCGGTGCCGTCGAGCGTGAGGCTCACGAAAACGACTCCAGCAGGTCAACGGAGAAGCCGCTCTGCGTGGCGCGGCTGTGGTACTCCCACTGCGGCTCGCTCAGCTGCTTGTAGTAGGCGAGTGGCTTGTCCCAGGTGACGGCCGCGCCGCTGCTGAAGGCGATGCGCAGCGGCGGCTCGACCGTCAGAGAAATGACACCGGACCCGTTGGCCGTGGCGTCCGCCATGACCTTGACCAACTGCGAAGTTCCGAGCCCGGTGCCAATCTGCAGCCAGTCGCCCGCCAGTAGCGTGCGGCTGGCCTGGCCGCTGCCGGCCGTGACGTTGACGGCGACGGCGCCGGCCGAGTGCGCGCCGCTCAGCGTCATCGTGCCGCGCATCGTGCCCAGCGGCGCCGGCTTGTAGGCGTCCCAGGCGGACAGGTGGTTGACCCGGCCGCGCAGGCGCAGCAGCACGGATTCCCATACCGCGGCATCGGCCAGGGTCAGCACGGCGGGGCTCGCCATGCTCAGGCGCCAGCGGGGGGGCCCGAACAGCCGGGCGGCCACGCTGCCGGAGGCGTCGCCCATCTCCTCCATGTCGTAGCGCGCCTGGCCGAATACAGGGCGCGCGACGCGCAGGGTCGTCGGCATTGCGATGACGCTCATCCCATCACCCCAGAGGCCTTGAGCTGCATCAGCATCTGCTCGTTGGCAACGCGCATGCCCTGGGCGACCATCTGCGCGACGGCGCCAACGTCGGTGCGGGCATCGATGCGGATGTTCGGGGCGCTGGTCAGCACGATGCCGCCGGGCCGGCCGCTGCCGGCGCTGCGGTCGCGCAGGTTCTCTGCCGCTGGGACGATGCGCTCGCCCTTGTGGACCATGACGGGCATGTCCTGCGGCACGTAGTCCATGCCCGTGGCGGCCTGCGGCAGGAAGCTGAACAGCTTGGTGATGTCGAAGCCTTTGAGCGCTCCGGTGAGAACACCAGTCAGCGGCTTGGTGACGGTCTCGCGGATGGCGATCTGCGCCAGGTCGGCCAGGATGCCCTTCAGCACATCGCCGACGCTCTCCCAGCGCATGATGGCCTCGCCGGCTGCCGAGCTGAAGACGAGGGCCAGGTCGCCAGCGACCTCTGTGCCGTTCTTTCTCACCTGCTCTTGGGCGTCGAGGAACGCCTGTCCTTCCGCGATGGCGCGATCCTGCTCGGCGTCGATCTCATCGAAGACCTGCTGCCACTGCTGCTTGGTGGCCTCGGTGCGCGCCTCCTGCTGCGCGGCGACGCTCTTGTAGAAGAAGTCCCAGGCCTCGGCGGCATCCTGCGCGGCCATCTCCTCGGCGTCCGCCTCGGCCTGCGCAGCGTCTTCCCGCAGCTTGGTGGCCGCCTTGCCTGCCTTCTTGGCGTCCGCGTCGCTCGGTGCCTCGGCGTTGACCTTCTTCGGCTTGCCGGACGCTTCTGGCGAGTAAGGCACGTAGCCGGCCTCCATGCGGCGCAGCGCGTCGCGGCCGGCTTGGTCGATCTCGCCCGCCGCCGACTTGCCCATGCCGAGCGCGGCCTTCCAGCGCCCGATCAGGTTCGTGACCATCTCCGGAAGGTTCATCGTGAGAACCTTCTCGGCGCCGGTGTCGCCGGATATCTTCTTGATCTGCTCCTGCATCCACTGCACGGCGCCGACCACGTCGCGCGTCGCGGCCACGATCGAGCTGAATGACGCCACGATCCCGCCGGCCAGGTCCTGCGCCGCCTTGATGGTCTCGGGGTCCTGCAGCGCATCGGCGAGCAAGGCCACGTTGTCGGTCAAGCCCTTGCTGGCGCCGCTGGATTCGTTCACCTTGCCGATGAACACCGTCAGGGCGTTGCGCAGCTTGGTGCCGGCATCGGCCACCGACACGGTCATCGCGTCGGCCATCTTCTTGTTCTCGTCCAGGCTCTGCCGCAGGCCTTCGTTCAGCGCCTTGATCGAAAGCTTGCCGGTGGCGCCGAGCTGCTTGATCTTGGCTTCGGTCTCGCCGGTGGCGACGGCCACGCCCTTCACGATCGACGGCGTTGCGGCCATGATCGAGGCCCAGCCGTCGGCGTCGATCTTGCCCTTCATCAGCGCCTTCGAATAGGCATCCATCGCCGTGGTGGCCTGATCCGCCCGCGCGGCATCGCGCACGAAGGCGTAGGACAGCGAGTCGCTGATGTCCAGGACCTGCGCGGTGGTGTAGCCCAGGTCGCGCAGCGTGTCGGCGGTCGACAGGTAGACCTCCTGCGCCTCGGCCAGCGACCGATAGGTGCCGTTGGCGGTCTTCAGCAGCCTGGCCTGCACCATCTCGTATTCGTCGGTGCTGCTGGTGGCGTTCCTGATCCGGCTGGCCATCTGGCCGTACTGGTCGGACATCTGAATCACGGCCTGCACGGCGCGCGCGGTCACAACGGCGGTCATCAGCCGCGTGAGCGTCGACCACGTCGCGTTGACCTGCTGCGCGTTCTGGCCGAGCTGCTTGACGGCCTGCGCGGTCTGCGTGAGCTGGCGCTCGTTCTTCGCGGCGGCGGCCTCGGTCTTGCCGAACACCGAAGTCAGCCGGTCGAGCCAGGTCTTCGCCTTCGCCGACTCGCTCAGAAGCTTGGACGTGTCGGCACTAACGTCGTAGTGTATGGCTCCTACCTGCTCACTCACGGCGCTTCTCCATCGCGGCTTTCTGGATGGCCCTCATGGCGATCACGCCGGCCTCGTACTCATCGCGCGATGGCACCTCGGCGTCCTTCTTCCCCGGGAACTTCGCTTCGAACAGCGCCTGCAGTTCGGTCGACGACAGCGCCTCGGCGTCGGCGGTGGACATGCCGAGGTGCACGCGTGCCGCGGCGATGTACTCGCCGGCCCGGAACTCGTCGACGTAGCGCCCGCCTTCGGTCTTTCCGCCCTTTCCGACGATGCCGTGCCGCATCAGGTGGCGCGCGAGGATGACCATATCGGCCGCCGGCATCAGCCCGTCATGCTCGCTGCCGTCGTCGGCGCAGTGCCAGCCGATCAGTGGCGTTGCGTCGTCCTGCTCGCACAGCGTGGCCAGCACGTAGCGGGCGGTGCGCAGGGCGTGGGCCGGATCGTGCAGATCATGCACGTACAGGTCGACGATCTCCTTCGGCTCGCCGAGCGCAGCGATGCGCGCCAGCGACGGTGCGAAGGTCCACTCGCTACCGTCGCCAGTGCTGACCCTGACGAATCCGTGCTCGACCAGCACCGCCGAGGCTCACAGGTCGAACAGCTGGGCCTTGAGCGTAGAGGCGCCGGTGATGCTGACGACGCCCTGCAGGTAGTGCCTGATCGTGCTGAGCACCACCGCGCGCGACTCTCCGGCCGGCACTACGATGGCCAGGCCGGCAGCCACCGACACAGAGCCGATGCCCGGCGCGTCGACCGTGGTGCCCGCGTTGCCATCGATGGTCGCTGTGAGCGAGCCGCCGGTGGTGTTGGTCAGCACCAGCAGCTGCTTCTTGCCGGGCGTGTAGGTGATGGTGTCCGATGCGCTGAGCGTCGTGATCGGCGCAGTGAACGCGCCGGCGACAGCGGCATTGATCGAGGAAATGGCGGCCATGGGTCAATCTCCGGTGACGATGGGAATCAGGCGGGGGTGAAGGTCACGGCGCCGTTGCTCATGGCTGTGAGCGACCAGGTGGCGGCGTCGGCGTAGGGGCTGAGGCTGTCCCAGCCGGTGGCGATGAACGGGCCTTCGGTGACGCCATCCGGGGCGGTCTGCCGCAGCCACACCTTCGGCTGATTGGCCGTCGCCGAGCCGGGCGATAAGACGTGGGCCTTCAGCTCGGCCTGGTTGTAGACCGCATCGTTGTAGCTGACGCCGTCGCCGCTGAACTCGACCTGTTTGAACGTCACGAGGTTGGTGCGTGTGAACTCCGGGGAGTCGTCGGCGGTGGTGTCTGCGGTGTCCCACTTCACCGACATGCCTTTGTCGCGCATCATGCCCAGCGTCTTGTAGGTGAGCCCCGCCGGGTTGGCGTTCTCGTCGCCGATGGCGAACTCGATCAGTACATCGCGGCCGGTATGTGCGCCCATGGGTCAGACTCCTTGCATTGCGGATAGAGAGATGTCGAAGGCGTGGCGGCCGTCGCTGGTCCACCAGTACGCGGGCTCGCCCGCGTCGAGGGCCACCAGCTCGCCGCTGACCGCCTTGGTGGCCGCGACAACGGCTTCCGCGGCGTCACGCGCCACGCTGGTAGCGTCGCCCGCGGCCGAGATCAGGTGCAGCGTGAACGCCGGCTCGCGCAGCAGCGGGCGCGAGGCCCCGCCGGACGGCTTGATGACCGCGCAGCGCTGCGTCGGCACGTCGTCCCAGCGACCAAACTGCGTGCGCCACCCGGGCAGGATGGGCTCGATGAAAGCTTTGATGGCATCGGCCGCGGACATGCATGGGCATGCTACGGAGCCCCTATTTCGTCTTGAGCGTGCCCCGCACCGCCGCGTCGATGTTCTTGCGCTGGCGCTCGAAGCCCTTTTTCAAGAACTCCTTTTCGGCGCTGGCGCGGCGGAATTTCTGCGGGTTCTCCGGGTCGTGTACCGGCATCGCGTATGCGGCGGTGTAGCCGACCGTGCCCTTGATCGTCCCGCCCTGGCGCTGGACGCTGCGGTATTGCGAGTTCAGCAGCGTAGAGGTGTCGATCGGGGTCAGCACGCTGGCCTCGCTGGCGCCCAGGATCAGCGCCTGCGTCACGGCGCGCGCCGCGCGGCGGTCCACGTCCGCCACGAACTGCGGCATCTTGTTGGTGGTGCGGATCTTGCCCATCAGCAGACTATTTCGAAGTCGTCGGCCGTGCGCTCGAAGGTGTCGGCGCTGCGGTTAACCGCCAGGACCTCGATCGCGCCCGCCGCGATCGGGTCTGCCGCTGCGCTGGTGCCCAGCATCACGCGGTCGCCCGGCACGATGTCGGCGCGCTCGGTGTAGAGCACCAGCTGCGACACGGACTCGGCCCCCTTAGCGCCGCCGATGACGGAGCTGCCGGCCGTGCGCTTCTCGGCCTTGGCGCTGTAGTCGCACAGGAACTGCACCGGCGCCGCGAAGGTCACGCCGCCGGTCCAGTCGTCGCGGGTCTGCCGCTTCCACAGCGTTGCTGTGGCGGTGTACGCCCAGCTTGCTGAGGAGCTAATCTCCGGCCTCCGTAGCATGTTTTCCATGCATCAAGGACAGACACAAGGCGCCACCGAACTGCGGATCTGCTCGAAATGCGGTGAGGCAAAACCGCTTACCCCCGAAAACTTCCAGGCCGACACACAGAAGGGCAGCGGGTTCAGGCCGGATTGCAAGGTTTGCAGGCATGCGGCCTATGCTACGAAGCGGCCTGATGCGCCAAAACTTCGCGTGCGCGCATTGGCCGCGATCGGGCTGAAGCCATGCTGCGCCTGCAAAGCCTCGTTGCCACTCTCTTACTTTGGGCGCCGATCCACGAACGCTGACGGGTTGATGGAGAGGTGCCGCACCTGCGTCTCCGCCTACGCGAAATCGCAGCGGGCGGCGAATACAGAACGTGTTGACGGCTACGCCAAGGCCTACAAAAAGCGCAACGTAGAGGCCGTCCGCCGCCGGGCGCGAGAGTACGCGGCAAGGCGGCGCGGGAGCGACCCTAGATTCAGACTACGCGGCGCGATAAGCCGCCTTGTCGGGTGCCACATGAAGCGGCGCGGCACGTCCAAGGCAGGTCGCGCGTTCTTCGATGCCGTCGGCTACACACCGTCAGAGCTGTGTGGCCACATCGAGCGCCAGTTCCTCGCCGGGATGGAGTGGGGGAATTACGGGGCCTGGCACGTTGACCACATCCTTCCGAACGTGTCGTTCGACTATGAGGATATGGACAGCCAAGAGTTTCGATCATGCTGGGCGCTTTCTAACCTGCGGCCGATGTGGGCGCCCGACAATCTGAAGAAGGGTGCAAAGGCGCTCAGCCTGCTGTGACCATCAGCGGTCCACCAGCTTCAGCCAGAGCGTGCGGTCATCGGTCTGACCGTCGGCGCACACCAGGCGCACGGTGAAGGGGTACTTCGTGCTCTTGGTGAACGTGGCGCCGTCGGCCACCTTGATGCGGATGGCCAGTAGCCCGCCGTCGTCGGCCGTGTAGTCGCTGGATACGCACTCCAGCGGCGATGCAAGAACGATCTCGTGGCTGGCATAGGTGGACCCCAGCGAGGCAAGCCAGTCTTCCAGCTCGAAGGGGATGACGATCTCGGCGTTGGTGTCGAACAGCGCCCACGGCTTCAGCGGGTTGTCGATGTTCCAGAGGTTTCCGGTAGCCATGGTGGTCCTCAGTGCGGGCGGTAGTTGCGGCCAAACGCGGGCACGCGGTAGCGGTTGAAGGTCGACAGCGGGGCGTTGGGCACCAGCGTTCCGGCGGCCGACCCAGACGCTTGCGCATCACCCTCCAGCGGCACGCCGTGGGTCATCGATCCGCCGGCCGTCGCCTGCGCCGCAGCGCTACCGACAAGGCCGATCGTCAGGGACAGCGCGCCAGTGCCGGATGCAGCGCCAGCGCCAGCGCCGGCCAGCTGCACCACGCCGTCGAAGCTCGCGCCGGCCGTCGCTTGAGCCACCGCGGCGCCCGAAAGGTTGACCGTGATCGACAGCCCGCCTGCAGCCGCAGCGATGGCCTGCGCGTCCGCGCTGATCGGGATGGCGATGCTGAGCGCTGCCGCGCCTGCTGCAGAGCCCGCAGCGGCGCCGGCAAGGGGCGCGCCGTGGGTCATGGTGGCGGTGGCCGCAGACTGCCCAGCAGCCGCCCCCGACAAGCTGACCGTGCCGCTGAAATCGGCCGATGCCGTGGCCTGCCCGACCGCGCTGCCCGCCAGCGGGACCTGCAGGCTCAGGCCGCCAGAGGCAGCAGCCTGCGCGGCAGCAGCGGCCGACAGCGTGACCGAGATGGACAGGCCGCCGCCGGCCGTCGAGACGGAGACTGCGGCGCCGGCCAGGTCGGCAATGCTGCGCGGCGTGTAGGCGTCAGCCCTCGGCTGGAAGTAGCGGCCAACGCTGTACGGACCGCGGCCGGGGCGCGGGCGGCGGCCGAATAGCTCGACCTCGGACACGCGCACCAGGATCTGCGCTGCGGCCGTAGCGCTGCCGGCGGCCGTGCCGGCGAGCGGAACACCGTGCGCAAGGTCGCCAGTGGCCGCCGCTTGCCCGGCAGCAGCGCCAGCAACGGGCACGCCGTGCGTCATGCCCGCAGTCGCAGTAGCCTGCCCGGCCGCCGAGCCTTGCAGCGGCACACCATGGGTCAGCCCGGCCGCAGCAGTCGCAGCACCAGCAGCGCCGCCCTGCAGCGGAACACCGTGGCTGAGCCCGCCAGTGGCCGAGCCGGCGACGACGGCCGCGCCCGCCAGGTCCACCGCCGTCGAGGCACGCAGGCGCACCAGCATGACGCCGCCCGACGAGTTGCCGGCGCTGCCGGTGGCCGACATGGTGAACGTGACCGGGCCGGACCCGCTGCCGGCTGTGACCTGCACCTCGCCGATCTGGTAGGCCACGTCGTCGCCCGAGGTGGTGCCAGTCGGCCCCGCGCGGCTGTTGAACGTGCCGAAGGTGACGCCGGTAGCCGATAGGCTGTGCGCGCTGTGGCCCACCACATCCAGGTCGCTGTTCTTGGCGACGAACACCAGCACGGTGTCGCCGGCCGCCAGGTCAAGACTGCCGGTGACGACGGACCAAGAGGCCGACGCCGCGCCCTGCGAGCCGGCTGCCGTGGCGATGTCCCAGCCGGTGCCGCCGCTGCGCGAGAACGCAATGCTGCGGCTGTACGCAGCATTCCCGCTGGGGATGCTGATCGACTCGGTGGCCGCGTCCTCGGTGCCGTCGCACACGCGGTGGAACACCGTGGCGTACACGTCGCCCTGGTCGGCGCCGGCCGCGCCGCCGTCGCCCATGACGGCCTGCGCAGTGAGCGCGTAGCCGGTCGGCGTGTTCGGCCCGTTGGTCGGGTACTTGTTGACCACGCACCACAGCGCGAGGTCGGTGTTCTCCAGCGTGTCCGGCTGGCGGAACAGCACTGACCCGATGCCCGACTGCGGCGCGCTGCTGAGCGAGCGGAAGGCGATGAGGCTGGCGCCGCTGACCGAGACATCGGCGGTGGCGTCGGCTGCTGCGGCGGCGTCGCCTTGCAGCGGCACACCGTGAGACAGCGCACCGGTGCCGGTGGCCTGGCCTGTTGCCCCGCCGGCAAGCGGCACGCCATGAGACAGGGCGCCCGTTGCGGTGGCCGCCGCCGTCGCGGCGCCGGCAAGATCTACGGGAGTGCTGCCTCCGATGTCGCCGAATGCGAACTTGGTGAACTGCACCTGATTGGCCGTGCCCTGCGAGGCGCCAATGCACGCATAGGGGCCGCTGTTGACGGCCGTCCCGGGGTTGTTGGTCAGCGTCGCATCGGGTCCGCGGCCATCCCAGGTGCTCGCGTCCGTGGGCGCGTCCGCAGTGATGTTCGACCACAGACGCACCTCGGTCGCCGAGCCGGTGCCGTCAACGATGATCCCGACGCTTTCGCCCGAATAGAAAGGAGCGCCGGGCAGACCCCCCGATGTCTGGATGCCGGTGGAGCTGGTGCCGACGTTGGGCTTGTAGCCCCACTCCACGGTGCCGGCGTTGCCGTCCACGTAGAAGACGTAATAGCCGGACGATGAATTGGTGTAGCGCAGGCACCCGAGCGGGTATTGAAAGTCCGTCGTGCCTGAAACCATCTTCAGGTACTGCGTGGCGCCAGAAAGCGAGGTCGAGTGCTTGAGGACAGTCTCGACCCAGCCGCCAGCGGTGATGCGCAGCTTGTCGGACGACACATCAGCCGACCCCTGCTCGGCGCTGAACGCGCCCGGCAGAGCGCCGGTGCCGGAGAATGTGACGACTACGTCGGTCATCGCTCAGGCCACCTCAAAGGCCCCAGCGGACCACTTGCCTTCGCGGCTCGTGCCGTCTGGATCGACGTTGTATGGGCTGTTGCCGACATCGATCCCCGCGCCATCGGCCTGGCTGCCGCCGACAATGCGGAAGTCCTTGTTGGCGCGATCAACGAACGGGTCAACCGTCGCGGTGACGTTGTTCGATGCCGAGTTGGCCGTCACGCCGGTGGAGGCGCTGTTGTAGAACAGGTTGTTGCGCGCCTCGTTGCCCGACCCGCCGCTGAGCAGGATCATCGAGTAGACCGACGAGTCCGCGATGTCCACGAAGGTGTTGTTGAACACCTTGCAGTTCTGCGCCGAATCGGACCACCCGCCCCCGCCGAAAAAGATGCAGGAGTTGCGCCCGCCACTCTTGCTGTTGAAGAAGACGTTGCCGTAGATCAGATTGCCGGTCGGGTCACTACCCCCGAACGCGCCGATCTCGGCGGTCAGCCCCGATGTGCCGTCGTTCGGGTCGGTCTGCGTGGAGTCCCAGAAGCGGCACCACCGCACCACCATGTTGTTGATGCCGACGTTGGGCCCAGCGATGGCTTCCTTGCCCCAGCCCATCGAGAAGTGGCAGTGCTCGAACACCAGGCCATTCGAACCGTGGGCGTAGACCAACGCGCCGACGCCGTTGTGGATCGCGCAGTGCGAGAACGTCACATTGGTCTGGTTGTAGACCAGATAGAGCACGCTGCCGTAGGCGGCAATGGTCCCTGAGCTTGGGTTCGTCGCCCATGTCGCGCCAATATCGATGTACTTGAACAGGCTGTTGGCCGCGCTTTCGCTCGCGCTGCTGTTCGATGAGATCGACGTTGCCCGCATGCCGTAGCCGGCGGGCGCACCCCAGATGTACGACTCGGTGCGCGTGGAGCCGTCCATCACGAAGTAACCGCGCGCCACCGTGATGCTGCCGAACACCACCTGCGTCGATGCGTATGAATCGCTCCAGCCGGTGTCGGTGCCGTGAATGGCCGGGGTTGCCTTCTTGAACCGCACCACCTGCGTGCCGCTGGTGTTGTCGTCGAAGGTGTAGCCGCCGTAGGAGCCACCCGCGAACCAGTACGTGGTGTCGCGGCTCAGTGTGGCCGGGATCGACGTGTAGGCGTTCGTCCAGTCGTTGCCGCTGCCCGAGCCGGATGCGCCCTGGCGCACGTACTTCTGGTTCGTGGTGGGGGCGTCGTCAGTCTCCCCGGCGTCTACGGTAAGCGCGCCGGCTACCGTCGCGGCTGCCTGAGCGACGGCGGACAGGTGGATGGCCTGCGGTGTCCATGCGTTGCCGCGACCAGCCGCGAAGATCGACTGCGCGATCGGCATGGTGGTCTCAGCTGTACAGGTCGATGTGCCCGTACTGCACTTGGATGCTGTTGCCGTTGCTGATCGACCAGGCGGCCAGCAGGTCGATCAACTGGCTGGCGCTGTTGTCGAAGCCGGAGCCGTTGGCGGGCGCGGCGTTGTACGGCAGCATGTGCACGCCCGCCCCGCCGGCGCTGGGTGCCGCGGCGCCGACGACGGCGTGCGACTCGAACTCGCAGCCCTTGGGGAACAGCAGCGTGCCGGTGCTGTTGCCGTAGGCGCGGCACACCAGCTCGCCCGAGAACTTCCAGTGCACGTCGGTCTTGGCCACGGTGTTCAGCGACATCGCGCCGGACGCCAGCACGTCGACCGAGCCCAGCCGCAGCGCCAGCGCCAGCGTGCCCGGTGTCGTGACCACCGTGCTGATGCGCCCGCCGAACTCGAAGGCGATGATCTTGCCAACGCGGTCGAAGTAGCCGATCGGCAGCGCCGCGGTCTTCTTGGCGCTGGGCAGGATGCTGGTCTGCGATGTGCTGCCCGTCAGAGCGCTGCCGTCCTCGGTGATTTCGAGGATGCGCTCGCGGAATCCGTAGCTGCTCATAAGGCTGTTCCTTCAGGTCAAGAGGGTGCGTGCGGGGCCGATGTAGCGGCGAGCGACGCACAGGTTCCGCGCTCGCCAGTAGATGTCGTGGTCGGCCGGCTTGGTGCCGCCGTGGTAGGCCATCAGCCGGATGCCGCGGATGCCCATCGCCGGGTGGCGGAAGAACGCCAGGTCGGTGCGCTCGCCCGCGGGCACGCCATCGAGCCAGGTGCGCAGCACGCCGTCATTGCGCGCGATGCCGTTGCCGCCGGCATCGGGGCTGCTCATGTCGATGGTGTTGATGCGCAGGTAGGTCTCCTGCGTGTACCAGCGGCCCATCGGTATGCAGCGATCCATGCCGCGCGTGCCGATGCGCAGGTTCTGCTCGGTGCCGTACAGGCCGCCGTCGCGCAGCGTGTCGAAGGGCCCCAGGTGCGACGGCGCATAACCCAGCGCGATGGCACCGGGGTAGGCGTTGTGCTCGGGGTGCGGCATGCCCAGCGTGTGGCCGCGCAGCGAGTGGCCCTGATAGACCCACTGCTGCGATGCCTCGTCCCATGTGCGACTGCCGTTGGAGTCGATCTGCCCACCGCCGTAGCCATATGTGCCGTCGATCAGCCAGCCGCCGGACGGCAGGCCCTTGCCGTACTGCAGCTCGAAGCCGGGGCCGAACTTGAAGCCGAAGTTCTTGGACCAGAAGCTATCCGACTCAAGGAACAGCTCCATGCGGAAGTACACCTCGGCCACATGCGTGGCCGGGTCGGGGTAGTAGTCCTGCTCGCCCGCCAGCGCGCGCTGCCACAGGATCTTCCATTCGCCGCCGCCGCTCAGCTTTGGCTGCTTGGCGATGCAGGTCCGCATGTAGAAGCGGCCCGGATGATCGGGGTCCGGGTGCACACTCGTCTTCGAGTGCTGCAGCGGGATCATGGTCACGTAGTTGAACAGCCCCGCCTCGCGGCCCGCCTTGACCAGGATGCTGTCCTTCTGCGCCTGGCCGGGCGTACCGTTCCAGTTCGATTCGCGGAAGTCGCCGGCCGCCAGCACGTCGGGATGGCCGGGCAGGTTCTCCTCGCCGACTTCCATCGCCAGGCCGTACACCGGCGCTTGGCCGGCGCCTCCCAGTAGCAGCGGCGGCGCGTCGGTTTCGAACACTGACAGCACCAGCGGGTATTCATCGTCCGAGCTGTTTGCGTGCAGCCGCATGACGGCGCGCTCGACGGTCGGCAGATCCTGCAGGCCGTGGAAGTGGATCAGCTGGCGGTAGCGCCGGTCCATCAGGGCCGACACATCACAGTCCATCGCGGCCGGCGGGTTCTTGGCGGTGGCGGTGGCCGGCGTGAACACGGCCAGGTCGCCGCGCAGCACGTGCTCCGCGCCGTCGCTGGTCACCACGAGCTGCGGCGGGTTGTCGCCGTGGGTGCCGCACCAGGTGACGCGCGCATTCGCGTGCGTCTTGGGCGCGGTCATGAAGAACGCGCCGCGGTTCTCGCCGGCATGCCAGCGCTGCGCCAGCTCGGTGATGTCGAGATCCACGTAGCCAGTCGTCCCGGCAGGCACGGCCAGCGTGTACCAGGGGTCGGCGCCTTGCTCGATGCCGTTGCGGTCCAGCCAGTCGCCATTGACGCGCTTCCAGCGCAGGTGCACCGCGCCGTTGAACACGACGGCGTTCGGACCGCTCATCACCACGTGGTTAGGCCACACGCGATAGGAGCCCGGCGCGGGTACGGGTGCTGTGGAGTAGTCGGGTTCCGGCGCAGGCGGCTCCGGCGCAGGCGATGGGGCAGGAGCCGGCGGTTCAGGCGCGGGCGCCGGCGGCGACTCAGGGACCGGCGCGGGTGCTGGGGCAGGCTCAGGCGCGGGCGCAGGAGCCTCCAGCGACGCAGCAATGCTCTGCAGCTCGGCCACAGTGCTTTCCAGGCCCGCCACCAGCGGGCGCAGGCGATCCGCCAGTGCGACCATGACGACGGATCAGTTGTCGATCTGGAACGACAGCGCGCCGATCGCAAAAGACACCGTGTCGCCGCTGTTGATCGTCTTGCTCGATGTCAGCGCCGCGTAGAACAGCAGGTTGCCGCTCGAACTGGCGTCGTACACACCGAAGTGCGTCACGGTGCCCCAGCCCGCGCTTGGCGTCGGGAAGTTGATGGCCACGCCGTTTTCGATGGTGCCGTCGGTGCCGGAACTGGTGCCCGTGCCGCTGGCCTGCGAGTTGGTCCAGTTGGTGCCGTTGCACGCGACGGTCACGCGCGCGTAGCTGCCGCCCGAAACCTCGGTGCCGCCGCCGGTGTCGCTTGGCGCGGCAGTCAGCAGGCCAACGTAGGTGTTGCTCGGCGCAGTGAACGATGTTCCGCGCAGGATGTGGTCGAGAAGCTTGTTCTCAAGATAGTCGGACAGTGCGGCCATGGTGTGGTTCCTTCGGGTGAGTTGGGTTGCGCTTCAAACGACCATCAACAGCGTCGCCGCCGCCGGGTCGGTGCCGACCACTGCGCTGAGCGTGCCGGCGGTGTCCATGGATTGCAGGCTTCGACGCAGCGTCGACAGCGCGTTTTCCTGATGCTTGAAAGACCGCGACGCACCGGATGGCGCGCCTTGCGAGACCAGCCGCTTTGCAGCACCGCCGCAGGCGACGATGGCCACGGCCATGGCCTGCATCAACTCAATCTGCGGCTCGGTGTAGCCGGCTTCGAACATCGCCGGCTCGGCTGTCTCGACCTGATCGCAGGCCGCCGTGACCACGAAAGGCGGCAGGCTGACGCCAATCGCCTTGTCGAGGTATTCGGTGGCCTGCGCTGGCGTGATCAAGGGCTACCCCTTGCGCGCCTTGATGGCGGCCTTCTCCTGAGCGGCTTGGGCTTCGATGGCGTCTTGCGGCTGGCCGGTGTCGGCCGGCGCCTCTGACTTCTGCGCCATGCTGTGCTTGGCCTCGGCGCCGTCGGCCGCGGGCGTGCACTTGCCGACGGCCCATGCGGGGATTGCGTCCGCGCACAGGTCGACCACGTCGCCAGGGACGCAGCCAGCCGGCCACGGCGCCTTGAGGTGGGTGACTGTGACCTTCATGATCAGGCGGTCAGGTGCGCGAAGGGCGCGCGGCCGTCATAGTCGGTGCGCAGCTGGGGGGCTGCGGCAGCGATGACCGTGTAGACGTAGTCGTCTTCCGGGTTGTGCCGCGCCTTCGGGCGGGTGGTCATACCCATGCCCTGCAGGATCGAGCCCCAGTCGCCGGTCTCGATGCCGGCGATGCCCAGCAGGTTGTCGGCCGGCACCTTGCCGCACGGCACAATGTCGGCGATCTGCTCAACCTCGCGCATGCGCTGCAGGATGGTCTTGGAGTAGCCGGCGGCAAACTCGTTGATCGAGGCGTAGACCCAATCGCTGTAGTTCATAAACACCGTCGCGCGGCCGAAGGCGTTGTCGCCCACCAGCGCATTGATCAGCTTCTGGAACGCGGCCAGGTAGTTCGCGCCGGTGGCCGTCGAGTTCAGGTCGAAGCCGTGCGTGTCGGTGTTGCGCTGCGGATGGTTGCGCAGGCCGTAGATGGTGTTGCCGGCCACAACCACGTTCGCATCGCCGTTCAGCACCATGTCCTCCAGCTTGTCGGCGACCTTGCGCTGGTGGTTGGCGATCGTCTCGGCCTCGATCAGCGTGCCGGCCTTGCGCATCACCTCCATCTGGCGCCAGCCGAAGCGGGCGTCCGAGGTGATGATGGGCACCGGCGTGCCAACGTACTTCACCAGCGCGGCGTCGCTGCGGCCGGCATCGCGGCCGTCCATCGTGACGCGCGCTTCGCCGCTGTCAGAGACCTGCGGGAAGTAGCTCATGATGTCGCCCATGCTCACCGGCGTGGTATTCGCGGCAGCCAGGCGATTGAACACGGCCAGCACGTCGCGCATGATCGTGGTTGCGCGGGTGTCGATGCGGCGCCACGCTTCGGGCGGGATCGGCGCGGCATTGCCGATCGGCAGCGGGCGGTAGGCCAGCTCGCGGATCAGCGCGCCCTCGGACATCAGCGCCAGTTCCTCGGCGTTCAGGCCCAGCAGGTGGGCCTCGTTTGCGAACACCGCGGCGCGAAGGGTTTCCTCGGCGCGGATCTGCTCTTGGGTGAGCTTCGGCATGGCTGTGGCTCCTGGGGGTTACAGCTTGGTGTAGAAGTTGGACACGACCACGTCGACCAGGTCGCCGGCACTGCGTGCCACGCTGTTCGGGCCGTCGTAGTGCGCGACGACGATGTTTCCCTGCGCCGCCGCAGCCAGTCGGCCGCTGGCGGCAACCGTCAGTTCCTGGCCGTTGGTGTAGGTGGCCGCAGCCACGGCCCACATCACAGACTGGCCGGGCTCAAGCTGCAGCACGTGCGCCGTGTCGCCGCTGGCGTAGGCAGTCGTCAGCGGGTCGTTCGAATCGAACTGACCGGCGCTGTAGAAGTCGCGCTCGACCAGCAGGCCCAGTCGCACGGCGCTGGGCGAGGTGGCCTGCGCCACGGTGGCGACGAGGATGCTGACCGCAGTGCCAGGCAGCAGGCCCGCCGCGCAGGTGCGGTTGCTCAGAATCTTCGGCTGACGGTCCTGCGGGCCGGTGTAGATGCGCTTTGCCATGTCGGCGGCTCCTTACTTGCCGGCCGCAGCTTCTTGCTGCAGGCGGTGATTGATGAAGGTCTCGGCCAGCGTGGCGGCGGGCTTGCCGCCGGCGCCGCCGGGCACGATCGGCGCGGCCGGCTTCGCGGCAGCCTTCAGCTCCTTGCAGCGGGCCAGGCCCATTGCCTTGAAGTCGTCGGGCTTCAGCGCGCTGTTCGTGCTCAGCTCGGTGGCCAGCGCGGTCAGCTCGGCGTCCGCCGCCGCGCGGTGCGCAGCCTCGAACTCGGCGATCTTGCTGTTCGCCGCCGTCACCTGCGACTGCAGCGGGGCCGTCTTCAGCGCCTCGTAGTCGGCGAGCAGCTGCTCGTCGGTCTTGCCGGCGGTGTGAACGCCGGCCTTGTTCAGCGCGGCGAGGATGGATTCACGCATTGCGTCTTCCTCGTGGTTGGAGATGGGCTCGTATTCGACCTTGCGGGTCACTTCAACTGCTGTCCCGGACCATGCTACGGAGCCGTCCGAAGACACCGAGTAGTCCTGCCTCCACAGCCGGCCATCGCGGTCGGTGTAGATGGCGTGCCGGGTGAAAACCTCGCGCAGCCAGGCCCCCTCGGGCAGCTGCTTGTAGAGGCCGTCGCTGATCTGGTCGAAGCTCAGGTCGGAGCCGTTGCCGAGCAGACGGCGCACCCAGGCCACGAGCCCGGCGCCGCGGCGGTCCTGCGGCGCTGCGTTGGCCTCGACCTCCTCGACCGGCTCGGGCTGGCCCTCGGCGTTCAGGAACATGCCGACGCCCTGCTCCGGCGTGCCGGCGCCGCGCTCGTGCAGCAGAAACGCCATGTGGTCGTAGGCGATGCGCGTGGCGATGCGGTCATAGGCCGCGCCGCCGCTCTCGCCGTTCGCCGTGATCGGCTCGCAGAACAGGCCGGTGCTGACGTGGATCGGCTCGGCGTTGGTTCCGGCGATGGCGGCATCCAGGCGCTCCACCAGCTTCAGGCCGTCCGGGTGCGCGCGGGCCTGCGCCTCGTTGACCTCGATGTCCACCAGGGTGCGGCCGGCTTCGTGGCGCGCGTTGCGGCACACCGCACCGGCGTAGGCCTTCAGCAGCGCGTCGCCGTTCAGCGCGCTGATGTAGCGGCCCTCGGCGTCCTTCGGGTGTCCTGCCGGGGCGGGCTTGCCGTTCAGGGTCTGCACGCCGGCGGCCAGCTGCTCGGCCGGGTACAGCATGCGGTTCATCACGATGCCGTCGACCGCGCCGCAGACACCCTTGATGGTGTAGGTGCTGCCGGACTTGCTGACGGCGCCGGCATTGACCGCGCTGAGGATGTGGACGCGCTTTCGAGACATGGGCAACCCTTGGGGAGTTGCTGCGGGATGCTACGAAGGCGCGTTTTCGCGCTCCCACACCTCCCGCTCCTTGCGCATATCCGCCTTCAGCGTGTCGCTCAGGATCGGCTCGCCGTTCTCGTCGAGCAGGCAGCTGGTGATGCTGCAGTGGCAGTTGTATCGGTTCCCGTCGCGCCCGTAGAAGTCGCGCACCTCCTCGCGGGTGTAGGCCTTGCCGCTGCGCGACGCATGCCAGGGCCGCGTCGTCGGCAGGAAGGCCGAGGTCCACAGCTCGGCGGTGACGATGCCCAGCGACACCTCGGCGTGCTCATCCTCAGCCAGCCGCGTCTGCCGCAGCGTGTCCGTGATGTCGGTCTGCGCATACTGCGCGGCCTTCGCGCGGCTCACGCCCAGCCGCTCGGCGAGCTCGGTGCGCACGGCGCGCGGGTTCTTGCCGTCGACCACGGCGCGGCCGATGATCTGCGACAGCTCGGACTTCATACCGGCAGACAGCCCGGTCCAGTGCTCGTAGCTCTTGATCTGGGCCATGGCCACGCGGTTGCGGTAGGCCTCGGAGAACACCACATCGCGCAGCGTGCGCGCCGCGGCGTAGATGCTCGACAGGTTGGTCAGGTTCGCCACCGCCTGGGCCGCGCCGAGCTGCGACGCCTCGTCCAGATAGGCCGAGTACCAGAAGGCGTGCGCGGCCTCGCGGCCCGAGGCGATCCAGCGGTCCAGCGCCTGGCGCAGCGCGTAGGACACCGAGGCCATCTCCTCGGGCGTGAGCGCGTAGATCGTGCGCGGCAGGCTGCCGGCATCGTTCGCCTGCAGGGTGCGGATGCCGTCGAAGATGGCCATCACATCGCGCTGCAGGCCGGCGTAGCGCTTGCGGATCTCGGCCAGCGCGCGGCGCAGGATGCCGGCGGTGCCGGTGCGGTCCCGCGAGGTGCCGGGCAGTGCCGGGTTGCGTGGGCGTGGCTTCACGCCACCTGCTGCAACGCCGGCTTGCCGGTCGCCGGGCCCGCCTGCGGGTCATCGTCGGCGGCGGGGTCGCCCTCGGACGGGGCGGGAAGATCATCGATCCCCTCGTCGTCGCGCTCCTCGAAGCCGGCCACCTTGCGGATCTCGTTGCCGCTGAAGGGCGGGATGCCGCCGGCGGTAAAGACCTTGTGGTTCACGTCGCCCATCTTCGAGGCGTGGTCGAGCTTCTCGGCGTCGCCCGGCGCGTCCAGCGACGGCCACTCGATCTCGAAGTCACCGGCCTCGATCCAGCCGGCGGCCTGCCAGCGCTTCACCAGCGCCTCAAGCGCGGGCGTGAGCACGTTCACCTGTCGGCTGGCGCAGCGCGCAACCATGTCGGCCTGATCCTCGTCGCTGGCCAGGCGCCCGGTCTGCTGGCCGAACAGCACCGTCATCGGGATTTGCACCGACGCCGCGAACAGGTTCGCCGCCAGGTTGAATGCCCCGGTCGGATCGCTGATCGTGGTCTGCAGCGTGGTGGCCTCGCCGCCCTGGATCACGATAGCCTTGTCGATCGAGCGGTTCAGCGCGTCGGTCTTCTCCTCCACAGCCTCGCCGACCGTCTTGCCGGTGGGCGTACCGTCTGGGTTCAGTGTTAGCGCTTGAGGGTTGCTGGCCGCGTCGAACTTGAACACCAGAGCGCGCGCCGAATTCTTCAGGAAGCTCTCGCCGCTGCCGCCGCTGATTTTCTCGATGTCGACCAGCGCATTAAAGCCGGCCTCGAGCAGCGGCACGCCGTCCATGAAGTCGTCGCCGACGGCGCCCTCTGCCAGGATGTGCAGGCGGCTCGGGTGCACGTCGGCCCAGTCGTCGGGCTGGCCCTGCGTGTCGGCCACGTCCGGCCGGCGCATGCGGTACTGCCACATCGCCGGTTTGCCGAAGTCCGGGCTGTTCTGGTCGCTGTTCCACGCGGTGACGCGCAGCTGCGACTCGAACACCGGCACGATGTCGACCAGCGCGCCACCCTTGCCCAGCGGGTCGCGCAGCGCCTTGCCGTCGGCCACCTTCAGGATCAGCCCGGCGTAGCGCCCGATCATGTTGCGGCGGTCCCAGTCGCGCAGCTTCGGCCAGGCGCCGATGGCCTTCATCAGCGCATTGACCTTCTCCTCCCAGGGTGACACCGCGTCGGCATCGGGGCGCTTGATCCGGGGCCGCTCCTGCCAGCACTTATCGAGCAGGCGATGCACGGCACCGTGGCCGGCGCCGCCGCGCTTGTACGCGCGCATGAAGTCGTCGAAGCTGAGCGCGTCCTTGTAGCCGTACTGCGTCCAGGCGGTGGGCCGCTTCGCGTCGATCGTGCCGCCGGACAGCAGCCCCATGCGGGCCGCGACCAGGGCGAGGTCGGATTCGTTGATGGCAAGCTGCTGCATCGCCGGGGATGCTACGGAGCGCCGCGCCTACATCCAGACCCCCGAAGATGGCGCCAGCAGCTGCGAGAAGGCGCGCGATGCGGCGTCGACCTGGTCGTCATAGGAGCCGTTGGGGAACAGCCGGCACTCCTCCTTGAACGGGTCGTTCCAGGGCGCGCGCAGCAGCATCACGTTGCCGACGTTGATCTGCCCGGCCATCTGGTCGGCGCGTGTGACCTTGTCGCCGCTCTCCGGGCTGAAGTGCAGCAGGTGCCCGGCCAGCGTTTTCGACAGCCCCGCGACCTGGCTTTTGCCGGCCTGGCCAGGGTCTTGCGGCAGGCTTTGCCTCACTCGGCCGCGGCCGTCGCCGTCGGCGGTGTTGCGGATCAGCGCATCGCGCTGCGCGGTCTCCAGCCGGTCGCGCTTTACGTCGGCGATGATGTATCGGCCATCGGCCAGGCGGCCGAACTTCACGCCGGACGTGAAGTCGCCGTCGACGGTCGCGCCCAGGTCCCAGCCGCGGCACCACTCGACCACGCCGGCCGGAATCGCGTCGACGATAGGCATCTGGTCCGGCTTGATGATGCCGCCCGCCGGCGGCGCGGGCTTCTGCCGGTACTGCCCCGCGAATACGTAGGGCTTCGCCTTCTCCATCGTGCGCAGCTCGTCTGCGCTGTGCTTCTCCGGCCATAGCGGCGTGCCGTCGTCGTTCCACGCCGACAGGCAGACGTGCTCCCAGACCTCGCCGTTGCCGCCCGGCAGCTCGCCCGGCTTCTCGCCGAGCAGCCAGCCGGCCAGGTCCTTCTGGTGCAGCCGCTGCATGATCACGATGATCGGCGTGGCCGGGTCGTTCTTGCGGCTCTCCAGCGTGTTCTGGAACCAGTCGATCACGCCCTGCCGGATCGTGTCCGACAGCGCCTCGTCCGCCTTGTGCGGGTCGTCGATCACGATGGCGCCGCCGAAGCCATCGCGCATCTTGCCGGCGCCAAAGCCGGTGATGGTGCCTTCAGCTCCGGCCGCATACATCACGCCGCCCTCGGTGGTCTTCCAGTGGTGGCGCGCGTTGCTCGACAGCATCGTTCGCGGGAAGATCCTGCGGTACTCGTCGTGCTCGACCATTCCGCGGATCTCAGAGCTGTTGTTCGTGGCCAGCAGCGAGCTGTAGCTGGCATGGATGAACTCGGCATCCGGCACCTTGCCCAGCGCCCAGGCAATGAAGTTGACGACGGCCAGCTCGGTCTTCGAGTAGCGCGGCGGCACGTTGATGACCAGCCGGCGGCACTCGCCGCGGTAGACCCGCATCAGGGCATCGCAGACTATCTGGTGGTGCCTCGCCTCGCGCCAGGCGTAGCCCTTGCGCTTGAGGAACATCCAGCGCGTGAAGGCGAACAGGTCATCCCGGGCCCGGCGCCGCTCGCGTTCCAGCAGCAGCGCGAGCCGCTCACGGTTTGATGCCATTGCGCGCCAGTTCGGCCGCCAGTTCCTCGTCGGTCAGGTCGCGGGTCTGTTTGCTCTCGATCGGACCGCCGCCCTTGCCGGTCAGCTCGACCTTCGTCGGATGGAAGCCGGCAGCCTTGCCGCGGATTTCCTCGGCCTTGACGGCGGCGGTGAACTCGCCATTCTTCTGGGCATCGCGCGACAGATCATCCAGGCGCTTCAGGTGGTCGGCGAGGGTGTAGACGGCCTTTGCGGCGGCTTCGGCCTGCAGCTCGGCGAGCCTTGCCTGAACCTTGCCGTTTGCTGCCAGGGTCGAGGCCTTCGGCCATACCGTGCTGTCGGCCCACTTCAAAGACGACGGGAACGCCGTGCGGTACGCCTCGGCCTGCGACACGCCGGTGGCCAGCGCGGCGGCGAATGCCTCCTGCTTCGGCGTCAGCTTGTCACTCGTCCTGGCCACCATCGCCCACCAACTCCATCAACTTCTTCGACCTGGTCTTCGCCTTCGCACTCGGCTTCGGCACCGTCTGCCGGGCCCGGCGCTGGCGCTCGCGCTCCTGCCATTCCTCGGTCTCCTGCTCGGTGATGCTGACCACCAGGACCACATCGCCATCCCGGTGGACGACGCGCGGGCCGGTGCTGCCGCTGTTCAGCTTCACCGGCTTCGTTGGGCCGTGGAAGATGCTGGACGATGCTCCGGAAGCCCGAATCGGCGGCAGCTTGCCGCTTTTCTTCGCCTTTCTGGCCGCCGCGCGTGGCCCGAGGCGGAAGCATGGCTCGGTGGCGATGCCGGTGCCGAACACGCGGTTCGCCTTGTCGACGGCGCGCGCGAACTGCTCAGCCGTGCAGCCGAACTTCGCGCAGGCGTCGGTGATGGTCAGCCCTTCGTCTGGCCTGGCTGTCCAGAAGGCATCGATACGGCGCATGAGGCTGTTGGGTTTCAGGGCGCCTACTCCTCAGTGACATCCCACTCCACCAACGCCGCCGCATGCCCCATAGCCCCGGTCGGCAGGCCCTGCAGGTCGGTGGTGCGCAGCACGGCGCGGGCCATGAGCGCTGTCTCGCCGGCCGGCAGCGTGATGACGACGCTGTACCGCAGCGGCAGCTCGGCGCTGCCCTGCGCCAGCGTGCGCGCGTCCTGGGTGGTCCCTGTTGGCGCTGGTGCGGTCAGATCGACGGCCAGCGTGCCATGCGCCGGGTAGTGCACGCCAAGCCGCACACTGCCATCCAGACGCACGCGCACGGCGGTCTGCCGGTCGAGATTGACCGTAGGCCCCTGCAGCGGCAGCACCAGCAGCACGGCTCCCGTCGATGCGTCTCCGGCCTGGGTGGTGCTGGTGCCGGAGGCCAGTTGCTGCGGCTCGTTGCTGCTGCCACCGCAGGCGGCAATCAGCATCGATGCGGTCACGGTGAGGATGGTTCGGATCATGCGGAAATCTCCAGTTGGGTTGAAGGCCGCCGGGCTCGCCTGCGCGACACCACCCGCCTGCGGCTGAACAGCGACGGCGGCAGCAGGCCCGCCTTAATCGCGCAAGTCTTGCCCAGTGCGCCGGCGGGGTGCGGGGTCGGGCCGGTCTCGACTGCGGGGATGGTCGCGGCTGCGCGCAGGAGGCGGCGACCGCAGCGGCAACAGCGCATCACGGCTATTTCTTCCATGACGGAAAGAACCAAACAGAGAGCCCAGCGGCTGGCGTGTACAACGCCACCATGAACGCGACATAGCCGCGCTCGTTGAAGTCGAAGCCTCCGACCCACGCCAGCGCCGGAACGCTTGCCGCCACTGCCAGCGACCAAAGAGCGCGCTTCACGCCGCAGCCCCCAGAAGCTGCGCCTGCTGCACCGGCTGGCACTGCTCCCAGACCTCGACGCGCACGCCCGGCGTGGCCGCGTAGCGCTTGCGCACCGCCAGCTCCACCACCAGCACGTCGTCGCGCCACAGCACGCCGTTGCAGCCGTCGAAGATGGCCTTGACCACGTTGTCGATGTCCGGCTTCGATGTCGGCAGGATCTCGCTGGCCAGTGCCGAGCGCTGCTTCTTGCCGGACCAGCTCTGCGGCACCGCGCAATGGATCGTCAGCTCGCAGCCGACCGGGCCCTCGAACAGCGGGGCGCCGGCCATGGCAGCCATCGCGGCGTGAGCGATCAGGCCCTCGT